CGACGATATCTACGAGCAGGCTATCGCCGCGCGGGAAGAACGGCGTCGCCGCCGTGACGAGCCGCCTCTTATCCGCATTTGGGAAAACAAAACGGTCGGCATGGTGCTCCGCGGTGTGGTGGCCGCCGAGTACGCTGGCTTTTTCGAAATCGAGGTCAATGAGACCGCCCCGGCGCAGATCGTTCTCCCGTTTGACCATCATCTCGCCAAGTTCTGCTGGGAACGACGCAAACGCGAAAAACAAAACGTGGTTTTGACCATTGACGCCGCGGGGGAGCGGTGGGGTGGACTGATGAGCAACTGCACCCTCACGCAGGACGAAGACCTAGCCCGAACCGTCACCGTCGACTTCGTCCACGACTACGAGATGTTTAAGCACCTTCCGTGTTGGGCGAATCCACTTTCCCCACCAGCACTCCAGATACCTAACGCCTGGTCGCTGTTTGCAAACGCAATCTGGGGCCTAAAGGTCACGCTCTTCGCCAACCTTCTCCGACTCAACGGGTCACTCTGGCAGCTCCCAGATGACCCTCTCGACCCAGAGTCCTGGCTGGCAACGCTGGACTACAAACGCTGGCAAATGGTCGTCAAACCCTCGCTGCTCACCACGGACACCAGTCCGCTGCGGTACATCCACTCGGAGTTCGAGAATTTCCACGACGTGGCTAAACCAATCTTGGAAGACTGCGGGCTGATGGTCACGTGCCGCCGGTGGCTGATAGGTGACCCGCAGCCGTGGCCAGGCGCTGGGTTGAAACGTAACGGCCAGATCGTCGTCGACATCGTCGACAAATCCGCCTGGTACGGGCAAACCTCCACATTCGGAAAGATTGGTTCCGGTCTCGTCCGCACTGGCCTGGAAATCGCCGATAACCTTGTCGATGAAACCCGCATTATCTTGGATAAGCCACGCCGAGCACCGCAATATAGCGTCTCCGGGTTTCTGGGTGTCGCCCCTGAGCAACCCTGGGTTGTCTACCGCACTAACGGCAAGGCCAGCACGGTCAACAGCGTGTCCGCTAGCTACAAGCCCGCTTCCGTCGCGCAGGTCACGGTCGGCGGTAAATCCGCCCCGGGGGTCAATGAGCTCATTAGCGCGAACATCAAGCTGATTTTCAACATCATGGGCTCATTTATCCTCCAGCCAGCGCTCGGTTCCGTTGTTGAATCAATCATCCGCCCTTGGTTTGAAGACCGGCTCTTGGCGTGGATGAGTATCAAATCTCCGCTCCGGTCGAAGAAGCTCGGTTGGGCGCACTTTCCAGAAAACGTCGTCCATCACTCCGGGCAGGCCTACACACTCTCGGCGCTGTTGGCGATGAGGAAAGAGTTCCGCGACACCAACGAACAGTGGGCTTTCGAGGTCAACATCGGTGACGGCGCACCGTATCTCATCGGCGCGCCGGGCTTTGGTCATTGGACGATTGGTGACCGTATCGGCTGTGAGGAGCCGGGAGCAGATGACGGCTACGTGCAGGTGCTGCAGTGCCGCAAGCTTCGCCTTGAGTGGGATGCGGATACTCCGAAGGAGTGGACGGCAACGTTGGGTGTGCCACCGTTGCGTGACCCGGTCGAGTGGGCGGTTGACCAGATTAATACTGTGACGTCGAGTTTTAAGAAACATGGGTGGCTGTAAATGAGTTTGCCAACACTGGAAACAACTTATGACAAGGATGACCCGACACAGTTCATGCTGTGGGCGTGGGTGAAGCTCACTACCGGTAAGGGGGATTTTGGGGTTCCGGAGGAAACGGCCGCGGAGTTGTCGCAGATTTTTTGGCGCCGCGGGTTCCGCCACCACCCGGAGCTGCAGATGGAGTTTTATAAGCCTCCGTTTGATGGGGCTGGGTGGTGGCAGGGCCAGGCCGGTCTGTGGTTGCCGGCTGATGAGCCTGGCGTGCCACCGGAGGATGTGGTGTCGAGGCCTGCAGAAATCGACGTGATTATGGCGGCGTTGACACCTGAGCAGAAAACAGCGCTCCGTAAGAAACTGCATGAGGAGGGGCAATGACGGCGCCAGAACCGAAAGACTATGGAGTACCAGCTGGTGCGATGCGCCCGGGTGACCTGGGGAAGCTGCAGAACATTAACGGCGACTCTATTAATTGGGGGCAGCTGACTGGTATCACGGCAGCAGCAGAGGAAGCCCGTAACGGGTTCCTGCAGGGCCTGAAGAGTTCCATCATCAGCCCTCTCGTGAAGGCGTTTACCGGTTCTGAAGGTGACTTGCCGGATCTCACGACCGCTATCACCGACCAGCAGAGTAAAACACAGAGCCTGTGGGACGAGCGTGGTCGCGGGCATGTATTTAGCTCACGGAACTTGACGTACCGTGGCGACCAAACTGCAGGGACGCGCATGCAGATTCCCTTCACTGAGCAGGTCGGGCCTCTCATCGGTGTGGAAATTGATACGGATGGTGGGCTGATTCTAAAGACCCCGGGTTCGTGGCTGATTACAGCAAAGTGCGGAGTGTCAGGAACCAGCGCGCTGGGCGGGGATTGGCAGCGTGTTTGGCTGGAAGCCTACCGCGCTGACGGCTCACTGCTCGCTGAGTCGTGGGCTACCGGGTGGGCTGCGAAAGACCAGGCGACAGTGATGGACATTTTGCCGCTGGTGATTAGCCCGTATGAAGCCCAGGACGGTGTGACTGTCAGGGTGTTTCAGGACGCAGGCCGCTGGCGTTACCTGCTTGGAGGGCATGGGTACACGTTCCTCCTTGCCCAGAAACAGTCCAGTACTCGTGTGATGTCCAGTGTGAATCCGGGTGACCCGGGAATCTTTGGCCAAGAAGAAGTAGGTGAATCATGACCATTCTTTATGGGACTTTCATCAATGAAGCCCGCGAGCGTTCGAGCGGCAGTGTCACGGTCTCGTCGGTGGAGTCACGGCCATCGTATGAGGGCACGGAGATTGTCACCCGGGAGCTGCATAGGCAACGTCTCGACGAGGGGGCTTTTGAGACTCCGGAGCTTGACCCCGGGCGTATTCGGGTAGAGCTTGCGGTTTCTGGTGTGTATGAGGTGTGGGAGATTGACCTGCCGTTGTCTGGGCGGGTGAACCTGAAAGACCAGCTGGACGCGAAGGTGGACTACTCACCGGACGTGACTGGCCGTGTTGAATCCGCGCTAACGAAGATTGCTGAGGCGGAGCAGCGCATTGAGGCTACGGTCGCTGATACTGCTGACGCTATCGAAACCAGGCTGCAGGAGTCGATGTCCGCTCAGGTTGCTGCTGCGAAAGACGCTGCAGCGCGTGCTGAGGCTGCAGCCCAAAACACGGTGGTCGGCGCTCCGGAAACTGGGTGGGCACGCAACCAGCTATCTGACGATGTCCAATCTTCGCTGGCTAAGGCTGATGAGTCTGTGTCGGCTGCTGGTGTGGATGAGCGAGTGTCTAAGGCTGTGGAGCCTCTGGCGCAGTCAAGTAGCGTGGACGCACTGTCGAAGCGGGTATCTGCCCTGGAGGGTGCGGATACTCCTGATTTTTCTGGGTACGCAACCCGGGAGTGGGTCACGGAGCAGGTGGATGCGAAGGCCGAACGGTCGGCGGTGACGTCGCTGCAGCAGCTGGTGGAAAACCAGCGTCAGCAGATTCAAGCGCTGCAGGGTCAGGTAGCCGAGCTGGTTGCATCGGAGTCTGTGCGTCGCATTGAGTTGGGTACTGGCTCGGATACGTCGACGCTGTACATCGAGGGGGCGTAGATGCCGCAGTTAAGTGACGCGAAAACGGTTTCGTTTGGTGGCAGGCCGGTTAGGGCTTTGTGGCTTGGTGGCCGGAAAGTGTGGCCGACTGCCCCGGAGGTTGGCGACTGGCTGCTAGGGAATCAGGCTGTGCGGGCGTATTACCGCACCAATTTGCTCGATAAGAGTCTTGCAGATCCGCCTACGTCCGGGGAGGCCAGCGTCACGCTGTCTGTGCCGGATAGGTCATTTGTTGAGTTCATGGTGTGTCTTGCTGACGGTGGCAGCGTGACCTGGACTGATGGTGGCCGGGTGGCGCTGAGAGTGTCGCGTCGTGGTCGTCAGGTGCGGGTGGAATCAACCGCTACCCGCGGTACCGTGACTGATTTTTCGTATACCTGCGAGGATACCCCGTGGGTGTGGATGGGTGTGAAGTCATCTCGCCACTGGTATGGGTACTGGCTTGATTTGTTTGATGCTGATGGAAGCAAGCTAGACGGGCGCGGTAATTCTCATGGTTTGAAGTTGCCTGAGCAGATGTTTAGCGGCGACCAGATGACGGTCAGTATTAACAGCTCGGCGTGTTATCCGTTGCACGGCCTGCACGGCGGGACGAAATTCCGCGAGCTGCTTTCGAGCAACCAGATTGTTGATGTTTTCACTATGTCGCAGTCATGGAAGCGGCGCCACATGGACCCTGGCGGGACTACTGTCGGCTACCTGGTTGGTGGCGGCCAGGGCGGTACAGGCGGCCAGGGTGGTCAAGGCGGGCAGGGCGGGCAGCACGGCATGGAGAAAGCGCGAGGCGCATTCGGGCGTCGGGGTGCAGCCGGAGAGATGGGCGGGCCAGGGAGCCGTGGTTTGTGCCTCGTCATTGACGGTATGCCTGAGATCGCTTCATTGACTGTCGGACAGGGCGGTGCGGGTGGTGTCGGTGGCTCTGGTGGCACAGGTGGCGCCGGAGGCGGTGGATTTTGGTTCAGCCCTCAGCCCGGGTCATTAGGCGAACGTGGACTGCCAGGAAAACCAGGAGCAGCCGGAACCGAATCACAACTCGCAGAATTCACCTCGACCAGCGGCCAACTACAGCCAACAGACACACCGAGCGCCGTACTCAAAGTCGGTGCCGGTGGTGTCGGCGGCGCTGGTGGCGCCGGTGGCGCCGGAGGTGCCGGCGGAGAAACGCAAGACACCAACGGCTACCCCGGCAAACCCGGTGCCCAGGGAAGCACAGGCGGAACCGGCGGCGTCGGCGGCCTCGTCGTGGTCTACGACTGGAACTAAAAACCCACCACAAAAAGGGAGGAAACAAGAGATGACAATATTCGGCGTCGACGTCTCAGAACACCAAAACGGCATGAGCCTCACACAAGCCAAGAGCGAAGGCATCAGCTTCGCAATCCTACGGCTGTGCGACGGCACCTACCGCGACAAAGTTTTCCACTCGCACCTCAAAGACGCAGAACGCGCCGGGCTTCTGATTGCGACCTACTGGTACCTGCGCGCACCGTCCGAGGGTACGACGATTGCCCAGCAGGTTGATGTCATTGACCAGCAGATGGGTGGTCGTCGTGACCTGCCGGTGTGGATTGATGTGGAGAGCGTCGCAGGGAACCGGAAACTGCTCACCGAAGCGGACGTGTGGGTGGCTAAACGGGAGCTAGAGAAGCGCGGATATCACGTTTCCGGTATCTACTCGGGCGCGTGGTACTGGGAGAACATGCCCGGTGGCGAACCGTCAATGTCCGGACTCGGTGCTCTGTGGGTATCCAACTACGGACGCAACCGAACGCTGCCATACCGCGCCGCATACGACGGTGACGGCGGCGACAACCACAGAGGGTGGGGCTACCCACTCGGCAACAAGAAGCCAGATATTCTGCAGTACGGCTCAAACGGCCTCGTCGCTGGCTTCAAGGTCGACGTCAACGCGTACCGGGGCACCATCGACCAGCTCAAGAACCTTTTCACAGGCGCCCGTGCGACACCGCCTACGCCCCAGCCGGGGCGAGAAAGGAAACCCATGGAAAAAATGCTCGACTACCGGCGTGACCAGATCTGGCAAGACACCGGCTACAACTGTGGCCCCGCGTCGGCTCAAACCATTATCAGAGCGGCCACCGGTGTTCTTTTGCCGGAGGCAACCCTGGCACGTGAAATGGGCACAACGACTCGTGGCACCGACTGGATTGGCCAGATTAAGCCCGTGCTCGACAAGCACGCGCCTGCGGGGAAGTGGGGCTTGGCGGAAATGCCGAATGACCCGCCAACCACGGCGCAGCGAGACCAGCTGTGGCAACGGGTCACCGCCAGCATTGATGCCGGTTTCGGTTTGTTGGCCAATATTGTGGCCCCACCGTCGAACTACCCGCGCGCAAGCTACAAGAGTCGTCAGAATCTCGCGTACTCGGGAGGCACGGTCTACCACTACCTGTGCGTGATGGGCTATGCCGTCGATGACGCGGGGCAGCGGCATGTGTGGCTCGCCGATAGCGGCTTTAAGCCCTACGGGTCGTGGGTCACGTTCGAGCAGCTCGCAACAATGATCCCACCCAAGGGCTATCTGTATTCCACTGTCGTGAAGAAAAAGGAGGCACCTATGACCGCACCACTTACGCTCAACACTCCGTGCAAGAGCCATGTTCCTGGCTCGAAGCACATCGCACCGCTCGCTGACTACATCATGTACACGGACGCGGGAGTGTTCGCTCTCAGGCAGCAGGTAGGAGAGCTACAGAAGCAAAACGCCGAAGTACTCAAGCAACTCGATGAGCTCAGGCAGCTCGTCGCTAACAACAAGTAAGCACCCCACTGGGGTGCTTTTTTGATGGAGGTGTTTTATGACCACTGTTTTTGTTGATCTGGTGAATTTGGATGGTAGTCGTCCGGAAGGACGGCTGAGGTTTTCTCTGGAACAGCTCCGGGTCGGAGATCCAGACGTTGTTCCGTCTTCGGTGGAGGTAGTTATTCTCGACGGTAAGGCTCGGGTAGAGAATCTTCTTCCTGGAGAGATGAAGGTTTTGGTTAGCACCGGCGGGTGGTCGAAGGAGTGGCCGGTAGTTATTCCAGACGACGGCACTCACGATTTGTTCGACCTTCTTGGCGTCTCGGCACCAGAGTTTGAGCACGCTTTATGGGCGACCCTGTTGGGGCGCGTGGAGAAGCTGGAAAACACCCCGGCTGTTGACCTTGCCCCGGTGGAGCAGCGCCTAGACGCGCTTGAGGGCGCACCGAAGGTTGACCTCGCCCCGCTGGAAGAGACCGCCCGCAACCTCAGCGACCGAGTAGAAAAGACTGAGAAACGTATTGAGTCCGTGAGCGGTTCTCTCGGTTCAACTCAGTTCAGCCTGTTTCAGAGGGAATTATCGAAACTCAAACAGCAGCTTGCGGAGCTGCAAGCGCACTTCACGCCGTCAGAGCCCTATATCGAGGGTATAGAGTACGACCTCGACCCGTTCTACGAACGCGGTTGTCAGGTGGGACTCAAACAAAGCGCAGGCCGCGTAAGCATGTACGTCAGAGCGATATACGACCTGGAAGGCTTGCTGCGCGCCTTGGACGGGGTGAAATTACCGCACTTCCCGAAAGTGTCAACGCTCTCAAGTGACCTGGTATCCCCGTGTGATGTGGAGCTGTATCAGGGCGCGAAGTTCCTCACGAAAATTGAGCCGTACCAAATTCGGCTGGAGGACATTGGCGGGACTCCACAGTTCCACGTGGCGGTCGATGATGTTTTGGCTGTGGTGCAGGAAACCGGGGCTAACCGCATGATCCTGTCCACGTTCTACTACACGAACGAGCTGCCACCAGAAACCACCGACTAGGCACCCCGCCCGGGGTGCTTTTCCTTTTGCCCGCGTGACCGTCACGTGGGCAATTTTTCATACCCAAAGGAGAAACCAAAATGGAAACCATTCGTAACCTTGTCCCCGCTAGCGCTCGCGCCAGCTGGTACGCGGTCGCGTCCGCGCTCGTCGCAGCGCTCGTATCTTGGGGTGTCCTGGACGACACCGCAGCACCAGCAATCACCGGTGTCATCATTGCAACCGTCACCCTTGTCTTTGCCCTGCTTCACTCTGACACGCCGTGGCGTCAGGCCGTCTACGGCCTCGCAGCAGCGCTCGGTGTCCTTGGCGTGCACCTCGGTTGGGGCAGCGAAGTGCAGATGGACGCGCTGCTGGCGGTTATCGCCCCGGTTCTCGGCCTGGGCACCGCCGCAGCGACCACTAACCCTGGCGAGTATGTCGGTGAGCACCGGCTGGGCGAGTAGGAGCTGGCGCGGTGACGGAAAAGCTATTCAACCCGCGCCTGATTGCTACGGTCTGGGCAATCTACGCTGCAGCCACCAGCGCCGGATACTACGGGCATTCGGTGACCGCGCTCACACCAGTTGAGGCAGCGCTGCCGGCCGGTAGTCCGGCGTTGGCATGGGCGGCCGCATCGCTGCTTCTGACCATTGGTGCGGACACCTCTCCGAAAGGGAAGTGGGCAGCCCTTGGCAGGGCCAGCAGAACCGCAGGCATTGCAATCTGCGGTGCGCTGCTGACAATGTGGGCGAGCTCGTATGCGATTGACGCAATCCACGACGGGTCACGAATGTGGGTCAGCGCGAAGAACTATCTGCTGTTGGCTATTACTGCGGCCGCGTCTGCCACAGTGATGGGACGAAACCGCTCCCGTGGGGAGGTTGCGTATGGAAATCAACTGGGGAAGTCTCATTAATTCAATTCCGGGTGCTGTGGTTGGCATTATCGTGGCGTGGATTGGCTGGAAGGGCCGTAAAGAAGAGTCATCGGTGACTTTCAACGGGACTCTTCTGCAGAGCCAGGACAATCGGATTAAGAAGCTCGAGGACCGGCTCGATAGCGTCGAGAGTCGCCTGCGGAACACCGAGGCGATGCTGCGTGTGGAGGAAGACCGGACGCATCTTCTTCGCCGTGGCCTCACGGACGCGATTGACTGGTTGCGTGAGTTCATTGATTGGGCGCGTTGTGGCGCGGAGGGTGCCGCACCGCAGCCGGACCTTGCGAGGCTGACTGGGATTGTTGGGGATTCGCAGGTGTTGCCGACGGCCCGGAATCCACCGACCGAGACATAAATCAAGAATCTTTGCCCCGCTGGTTTGAGTTGTTCGGGATTTCCGAACAGCTTGGCTGGCGGGGCGTTTTTTAATGCCTCGAGTCAGCCAAGAGGGAATCGTAAACAGGTTCGAGCTGCCCGAGATTGCAAAACCGCAGAATTCAGCGTGCAGTCTGTGGCTCATTTTTGGCTCACTTTTGGCTCAAAAAGTCGCAGAATAGGGCGTAATCAGGCGTAAAGATAAACGCCGATAAACAAGTAAAAACCCGCTACCACCTCGTAAAACGAGAGGTGAGAGCGGGTCTTTATGATGTGCCCCAGAGAGGAATCGAACCTCTGGCACGACCGTATATATGCAGGATATGGAAGTTTAGTCGGCTTTTTGGCTCACTTTTGGCTCACCCTTGTTCTTTCTTCGGGACCCAGCAGCACGCTGCGCACGACCAACAGCATCAATCACTGAATCAAGATCTTCGTCAAAAAGACCAGAGTAAATATCCAGTGTTTCCTTTGCGCTCGCATGCCCAAGCTGAGCCTGAACGACCTTTACAGAAGCCCCATTAGAGATAAGCAACGACGCCGCAGTATGCCTCAAATCATGGGGAGTAAGCAAAGAAGGAAAACTACTGTCCTCAGCAACACACGCATCCACAGCAGAATGCCACCACGACCGCTTCGACGGCGTAGTCAAATGCCCACCACCACGCTTCTCCCACAACAGGCAATCAGGACTCTTCCCAGCCATCAGCGGAACCAAAAGCTCAAAAACAGCCGGCGTCGCAGCAATCACACGATCACGACGCCCCTTAGTCGCTCCAACCACAACCCGGCCACCGACAGTCGACGCAGACTTAGTCACCGAAATACGGCCCCGCAAAGGATTCACATCACCAACCGTCAAACCCACAGCCTCGCCCCAACGACAACCAGACGTGCCCAACAACCAAACCAACGCCTTCTTATCGTCCGAGCACTTCGACGCCAGCGCCTCCAACTGCTCCAAAGACAAGAACACCTGCTTCGGCCGCTTCCGCGCCGGGCAGTGCACGGCAGTAGCCGGATTTGTGGTGAGGCGTTTGTTGGTGATGGCGAGGTCGAGCAACCCGCGGATAATGCCTAGGCAGCGTTCGACGATAGTGACGGATTTATTCTCAGACAGGTCTACTATCCAGGTCTGTAGCTGCTCGGTGGTGATTTGGTTAATAGGCGTTAATCCCCAGTGGGGTTTGACGTGGGTGCGCCAGGCAGAGTCTAATGGCTTCCATGTTGAGGTGCCGTGGCGCATTTTCTTGATTGCTATCCATGGATCCCATAGCTCGGATAGGGGGATGTTGGACAGAGCGGGATCTACCCACGTGCCTTTTCTTTGTGCGACGCCTTGGTCTTCTATCCAGGCTTGGGCTTCCGCTTTGGTGGAGAAACCTCGTTTGCGGGTGCGTGAACCATCTGGTTTCGTGTATTGCACTTGCCAGCGTCGGCCGCTTTTCGTTTTGTAGTAGGAGACGGTAGCCATGACAAACGCCTTCCTGCGGCGAGATTACTCCTGCGGTGAGGAGCCTTTGTCTTTATTACTCCAGCTAGTCATCGCGCGCGGTGCTAGTAGGACTCCTAAGCCGCTTAATGCGGCTAGGAATGCGAATGCGGTTGTGCCGCTGGTGCCACTGACGGAAGTTAGTACGGCACCCACAATCAAGGCTGCGGTGAGCGCGGCAAAAATCCATTGAGCGCGGCGATGCGAGTTTGCATCTTCGCGGATTGAGTAGGCGATTGCGTTATTCACTTCAGCTTCGGATAGTGTGGCGGCATTCGCAGCAGAGATACTTCCTTCGGACATGCATACAATTCGTTCTGCAATTCCAGGGAAGGCTTGCTCGTATCGGGCTAGTTCCTCGGCTGGAGGAAGCGGACCTTGCCGAATTTGAAGCATTCGGGCGAATGCTTCTGAGTTTTCGGATACTACTTCGGCTGTTATCGCGTCATCGCTCCGTAATGGTCCATTGCTTTGCGTAGAGCCGTGCCTGTCTGTTCCCAGCCCTTCCGAAAGTTTTCCGATGGGTCGTGAATCGGAGTCGCTCGAATCACTCGACCGTCCGTCGAGCGGGCGATTACTGGAGTCTTGCGACGGCTCATGATGTACTCCAGGTTGGTCATCGGTCATCACTCCTCGCCTTCTGGTTAAACTGTTGGGGACGTGACAAAGCCTACTATACGGAAACGTTGAGGAACATAGGGGTCTACGATATGCGTCTACGTAGTTACCCACTCTGCTGTTCGGCCTCTGGTGAGCTGTACGTCTGGTACGTGGAGCGAGTCTGAATAGATGACAGCTTCTGTTCCGATGTGTTGCTTATGTGCTGTGTGGGCGATGGGGAAACGTGCGCACCGCACGTTTCGATAGAGGATGTCCGTAATTCGGGGATCATCGTCGTAGGTGAGCATCCATGGTGCGTGTGTATCTGCGAGTTTGCTTGCCAGGTCTACGTGCGCTGCTTCGTCGAAGGCATGCAGGTATAGGCCGTCACCTTGGACAACGTAGGGAGGGTCTGCGTAGATGAATACTTTGGAGCCTAGATCTGAGATGGAGTCGAGGAAATCTAGGCCTTCCATCTGCGTGACGTGTATTTGGTGTCGGTATTGTGCGAGATGCTGTACACGCGTGATTAAACCGCTCTTGTTGTAGCGTGCGTCTATTTTCCATGTGCCTTTTTGGTCGTGGCCACCGATGGGGCCGGCGTGGAGGATTCCCGAGCGGTTGGTTCGGTTAAGGAAGAAAGTTGCGAATCCTAGTGCGAGATCGTTTCCTGTCTCTCCTGCGAGGTAGGTGACACGTTGTTTGTGCCATTCGTCCAGGTTCACTTCGGTTTCGGAAATCAATTCGCAGAATTCCTCTGGGGCGGTGGTGATGCTGCGCCAGAAGGCTGCGATGCCGGGGTTAAGGTCGTTGAGGTGTATTTCTTCGACGATGCCATCGGTGAGAAGTTTCAATGCTGCGCCTGCTCCGCCCGCGAATGGTTCTGCGTAGTGCGTGGGTCGGGGTGTTTGGGCGGTGATGAGTCGCTGAAGGTAGGGGGCTAGGCGTGCTTTGCCTCCTGGATAGCGCAGCGGTGAAAGATACCTCATGAATCAGTATTATTGCGTAGTTTCTCGTTCATGGCCACCAGCAGCGGCTCGATGCGGTCGAACCAAATTTTTGCTTCAGAAGTTGTATTCGGCATTTGTGAGGAATGGACACCGAGTTGAATCACTTTCATGCTTTCCTCGTTGCAGCGGTTGTACAGTTCCTTCATCTCAGGCCAACTTTGAACTTTGTTTGCATAACTTGCGCACTCTGGATCGAGGAATTCGATTACAGCGCGAGTTTTTCCCCACACAGACTTATCGTTAGTTTCTGCATTGGGAAAGACTGATAAGAAGTGGGTGAGAGACAAATCAAGGAGGACTCTCAGTGTTGCTGCTCCAAGTTCGGGAAACTTCGCAAGGTCGAGTTGCGCTACTTCATTAGCGAGGAGATCTAGTCTCTCGGGGAAACTGTTTAAGCTGAGGCCTTGAAGAACTTTCACTGCCTCACGTCTATTACGGCGCTTTATTTTTGGCTTTTCTGTTTTGGGAGGGCTGGATGACTCCTTTGAGGGTGGTTCGTCTAGTGAATCTTTCTTTGCGGTAGGCGATCCTATACTCGTACTTGAAGCGCTATTGCTGGGAGCACTTGTGTAACCGGGTTCATTTGAATCGGATAGGTGTTTAGCGATTCGTTCTGCAAATTCTTTTCGCTGAGCAGCTTCGTCGAGTTTTCGGCTTCCCTTTTTCATGATGGAAAGCTCTAAGACGAGTTGTCGTATAGCGGGGAATGTTGCTTCTTTCCCCTTCTCCAAATCAACTTCAAGGCCACGGAAATCGATACCAAATATTGATCGAAAATCGCCGTCGCCAAAAACTCGGTCTAAAATGGTGAAATTCTTCTCGACTAGTTTGTGCAATGCTGCTTGAAGCTGTACGTCGTCGGCAAAGTCACGTGTAACGAACGATACGAAGGCATAGCCCCTTGAAGCCTTAGACGGATTCTGCTGCGCCTCGCGCCTAGCCTTTTGATAGGCTCCCCATTCTACCGTGCCTGTTCCATCACTGTTAAGCCCGTGGCGGCGATTAATCCAGGTGTCGGCTTCTTTCCGATTGGATGCGACTACGACCCGAATACTCGGGGGCGCATTGAAGTCAGATTCGCGAATGTACTTATCGACACGCCGTTTGTATTGAGTACCGACGCTCCCTAGCGAATCCAGGAGTTTTGGCCGTTTCCATAGTCGAAGGCAGAGGAGGCGACGATTACCCTCAAGCATGACGAATCTATTATCGACAGGCATGACAATTGGCAAGTCTGCACTACTAAGTTGACCAACCCGTGTGATGTCGCGAAGAAGCTGCATACATTTTTCGCCTGTTGTTTCAAGCATTTGCCGCATGGCATCTGTTTGGTCGGTAGCATCAGAGAATAGTCGCGGGTTCTGTAAGTCCATGTCCAGTTTGCTGATTGGCACGGTCTTCTGAGGCATTGCACGGCCTATGAATGGCTTCCTAGCCCTAGCTTCATTGCTCATGGATATTATTCTTTCCTCTCACCTGAGTTTCCATATGAGTCTCACAGTTCGTCGACGTTGCCGCCGTTGACTTCGGTGAACTGTCGACTTCATTGTTTCTGTCTTTCGTATGTGTCTCGCCAGACAGCGAGTAGGTGGGTAGTGACGCCGAGCTCACGGGCAATAGCGCCATCGTGAGCGCCGTAGATCGCTTCCGCTGTGGCGTATTCGGCATGAGAAATGAGAAGTTCGGCTGCTAATTGGTCGGCTGCGCGTTCCGCTCTGGCATCGAAGTGCGGGTTGCCGGTTGGAGTATCGCCTCTGATGGCGTGTGCTAACTCGTGGGCTAGGGTGCACCGCCTGTTTATAGAGCCCAGTGTGGGGTCGAGCAGGATTGTCTGGCGGTGGTGGATGTATCCGCCGAGGTCGCCAGGACGAAGTGACTTGCGGTAGTCGTATTCCACGGTGATTCCCATGGATTCGGCGAGTTGTTCAAGCTCCGTCTCCGTAATCGTCATCGCCCTCCTCTGGTTCTGGGGTGCCGCGCTTGGCAACGTAGTCCAGATGTGTATCAGCCGGGGCGGATTCAGGCCCGGGGAATTCGAACACCGTAGCGTCAGCGCATCATCATGTGCCTTGCCGTCGTGCATGGTGCGCAAGTCACCAACGTCTGTCTCGCGTGTGGGGTTCTTGGTGCTGTCGTGGAATGTGCTCAGAATCTCGGCTGAGCCAATCCGACGGCCGACGGACTCCTGCTCGATTTGCGCCACAATTTCAAGCGGCAGCTCCTGCAGCGCGCCAAAGCGCTCTTCAATCATCGTGCTAGGCATTGGCCCGCCAGCCCTGTCAGGAAACGGAGCATGCCCCGGCTCTGCATACAGGCCTCGAATCATCACCCAGCACCCATCACCACAGAATTCCCACACGCGCGTAACGTCACCGAGCGTCACCGCCAAACGCAGAGCAGAAGACGCCACATCCTCCATCTCGTCCCACAGCCCAAACGCATACCGCACCAGCCGACCACGACGCCCGCTATCCAAAGCATCAACCGCCCGCCGCAACTCATCAACCGCCTGATCTAAAACAACCCGCTGCGCATACACCGGCAACGAATCCAAATGACGAATCGACTCACGCAACTCACCCAAATCATCAACACCACTACCCGCGCCGGGCTGGGGTAGTGGGTGCTTAACGACGGGTGGCGTCTCAGGTGGCTGTTGTAACTCCGTTGGCTCGCCGCCGTTTTTAATCGCGTCGAGGCTACCGGGCGCCCATTGCAGAGCGCGTTCGATTCCGGCCGCAGTCAAGGCTTTGACTTTGGTTGCTTCCGAGCGCTCAAGCTTGCCGACTGTTCGAACCGTTACCCCGGCGAGCTCTGCCACGTCTGACTGCGTCAGGTTGAGTGCCAGACGTCGCTGTTTCATTGCATTGCCGAGGAGTTTCATACCCCCATTGTGGCAGGAACTTTGAGGAATCAAAACCTGGAATATGGCGACTGTTTCCCCTGGGTGGCAGGAAAATCAAACTGGTAATTCCAGTAGTGTTGTTCCGATTTGAAGTGCATATTCATCAAGATTCCCCCCGATTCCTGGTTTGTTCATTGTTAAATTCCTACAGATTCCTGTACGGTAAGAATCGAGGATAGGAACCAAGAGGAATTAGGAGGTGAGCAAATTGGGAAATGCAAATGCACCAGTAGCACAGCGGGACTGGGTACAGGTTGGCGCTGCTTTAGCGAGCTTCCGTGAACTCCGAGGATTGCGCCAGGCGGATTTTTCGAGGGAACTAGGCGTGTCAACACCGTACTTGCGCAACATCGAAGCGGGGCGGAAGAAGCTCACAAACGTGCTTCTAGCGCGTGCCGCGGAAATCCTCGCAGTCCCACAAATCGCAATTATGCGACCCCGGCCAGACCAAACCGTCTACCCGGACATCGACTACAAGGACCCAACCCACCGCCGACGCATCACCTACGGCACCGAATACCAAGCCGCTTAACCAGCAAGACACCACAGCGCGCCGGGCACTGGGGAAGGTGCCAGGCAACAACCGTCGACAAGCGAAAAAGGAGATTGCAGTTATGGGCGCAAAAGTAGCGAAGCTCAATATCGAGGGCACTGATACAGGAGTCAACATCGATGTAGACGGTGCCAGTGAGGGAATCCACATCGAATACGAGATTCTGGCGAATGTGATGGCAGTAATCGTGCAGGAGGCCCTGGACGCAACGAAGCACGACCAGGGCAACTAACTACTTCTTACCCCTAGACCGAGTCTCGGAAACCGTGGTCTTCGGGTGGCGAGCAGCGGTAGAGGCCTTCACGAAGCGTCCTGTAATAGCGCTGCGGTGAACCTTGCCAGAACTCTTGCCAGCAGATTTAGCCAAGACAATCACCTCCTTTCTAACGAAAAAGCGTTATCGAGGAGGTTACTAAACCAGCGTGACACGACCGCCGGGCACAGGGGAAGGTGCCGGGCAACAACCGTCAACAAGCGAAAGGAGGAACTAATCGTGGCCTGGAAAAGGGAAGATGATGCCCTCAAAGGGATTGACCCTACGAGCATTGAGACGGATGTGTTTTGCCACATCAGGCTCAAGCACAAGTTCGTCATTGACATCGAACACGATGCAGCCGTCAGTTTCATCCATGACATGAAGAAGCTGCTCGACAAGGACTTCATCAGCCGGGATCTCGGCCCCACCGAAATGCGGCTTCGCGAACATTACGTGCGAATCCTTGGTGATGTGCTCACCGCGCTTAGTGACGACTCCGGGGACGAAGTTAGCCACATCGATTTCGAGATAACTCCCGTCATCAATGTCCGGTGCGCATATGGAGACCAGCATTCCCTCGTGAAGCCCATCGTTCAGTGCCTTGAAGACGCTGCCAAGAATCGAGTCTTTGACAGACAAACGGAAAGGGACGAAAGGCGAAAAGGACAAGAACCCATGACAGCTCCTAAATAGCACTGCACTAAAAGCATATCCGCCGGGCACTGGGGAAGGTGCCGGGCAAGAACACCGTCGACAAGCGAAAGGAGGAAATAGAGATGTGCGAGAACAAAAAGGAATGTCCCACCGCGCGAATGCTGCGAGTACCACAGTCGACGCAATGGGACAGTGACCTAGTCGACAGGATGTTCGCCGACCTGCCGTTCAAGCCGTGCAATACGTCGCTCCAATCCAGCAATCGTGTGGACGACTTCTTGAAGCGAACGGTCAACGTGACCGAAAAAGACCCCGACGGGGTTGGTCTCACTCTGCTTAACGGATTCATCCCGAACCTTCGCAAGCAGAACAACCAAATCAGCCGATTCATTCAGGCCAGCCTGACGAAGCGCGAACTCTACGTCTTCGTTGCTGTAACCGCGTGGACGGGCATCTGGATTCTCCATAGAAAATCACCTCCCTTCCGGGGAAGCGTCCCCTGAGCGGGAAGTTTAACCAACTGAATAACTGCCTAGCGCTGGGGAAGGTGCTGGGCAGGGCAACCGTCGACAAGCGAAAGGAGGAATCTAAATGAATGCGCAAGCAGATGCCCAAATGAAGAGCCCAATCAGCGGAGTGAGGATTTACCGCTACGCCACCCGCGATGATCTACGACTAGCGATGCACCTACCTCATGGAGCGAACGTAATCGATATCTCTATCGAGGAGGCGCAACGCTTCGCCGAAGACCTAACGCAACTCGTGCGCTAGCTGGCTGGCTAACGACTCAATCCGCCGGGCACTGGGGAAGGTGCCGGGCAACAAACGTCGACAAACGAAAGGAGGGAGGACGAGAGTGAACGACCTAGGAAACCTGAGAAAAGACAATGGCTCCGAGCTTGTCCTCGCGACAGCTCAGGCGGCGCTTAATAGTGCCGCCGCGCTCGCCACCACCGGGTGTTTTCCACGACATGACAGCAATGACGTCAAAAGTGATGGGGTTGCGGCCGTTGTATACGACGCTGTTTCCGAACATTGCGACGATGTGGCGCTTCTGGGCTCGCGCCTTGGGAATCAACTGAGGGTAAATGCTCTCAATCTTGAAGAACAGTTGCGCACCGTAGGACACGTTATCAACGTGCCGATAGTGGGCATCAGCGGGAGCTATGGATTTGCCCGCGTGTTGAACCTCAACAAACAAGGTGAAGTCAACAGCATCGTGGGAACTTTCGCTGGAGATGCAGATAACCCCATCGTTTTCGATCCGGAATCCCCAGTTGTACTCGAAATCCTCGCTAGAGACTCGGAGCGCTCTTTCACTGACCGAGTTCGCATCCTCAGCCAGCTTGTTTGCCTGTATTGCGATGCGATTCGATTCGGCGGCTTCTTGAAGTGCCCGCTTAGCGATGCTGTTGGACTTCTTCGCCTTGCAATTAGCGATATGCGCGTACATGAGACCAGCGACACCGATGGGTACTCCGAGGATATCGATTCCGACTGACAGCCAATCCATACCAATAAATCTACGGAACCAAATACATAGGTGGCGAAAACTGCCAGTCAAACAGCAGCCGGCAAACGAAAGGAGGAAGCGGCGATGAAGTACATGGATTTAGCCAACGCTAGAGGACAACTGCGTCAACAAATGTTAACCAGACTCCATGGCAGTGGCCTAAGCCAGTATCTAGCCATCAATGATGAAGAGTTACTCGAACAACTCGATGGCCTTACTGAGATACATTTCTGCGTTGGCCATTCGGTCATCGAGGCTCCAAACGCCGTAGCTGCGAGGAATTCGCTGGACCCAGTCGGCTACATCGAATTGGAGACGCCAAGTGATATCTACTCCGTCATTCGAGTTGAGTTCGATGCCGCGGCGGAGCGCGATCCATGCGGCTTCCAACTCCTCATCACCCCGGATGAAAGCCTCGAACTGATTGCATACACCACAGCGCGAGGTGTCGATGGCCGGGCTGTTGGAATTGACCTGCAGCTCGATGATGCGCCACACGAGGCAATGCCCCCGTCGATGACGGTCAATTCGAGCGGGATCATGAATCCACCACAGCGCACTTCCGCTGAATCCTCCGGTGGCGTGATAGGGCTGCGTGCGTTCAATAGCTCGGCGAATCCTATCGGAAACCCCATAGGTATTGCACGAGGCGAAAGCGTCGGCAGATCTGCACAACGGGTACGAAATCCGGCCGGCATTTGGCGGAGGGTCCAACTTGGTTTCACGGACCACGATTTCGTACATCAGCCCGTCGAGGGCGGCACGAAGTTGGTACAGCCACTCTCCGAAGATGAGGGACAGCTCGGTTGGCACAGGTGCGGTCGCATGGAGGCGAAAGGAACGGATATCGCCGTTGCTTACAACCCGGCGCTCAATCGGGTTCGCCTTCAGATGTTCGGCACCAAGACTCCACAGCTCATGGCGGTGCGAAGCCGCTCGCTCTACTCGAGCTATGAGGCGCCGGAATTCGTTTTCACTCATGGACAAATCGTAACGGTTGACGCTAATCCAACTGCGTCAACAAAACCAGGGCAGTAAAGGGGAGCACACGTGGAATTAAAAGCAGCAATCGGAAACACGAGAATCGACGCCACCGAAAGTGAAATCACAATTACGAACACGGACAACGACACGTCAGTGTCGATTCCTTACCAGGCAGTCGGCACCGTTGCCGAAGTGTTGGAGCTCGCAGATAGGTGTCGCACTCCTCTTACACATCCATATGTAGCCAGACGAGTCCTTTGGTCGGACTCCAGCAAATTGGCGAAATAAGAACAGCCCGAATGGTTACTCAGGGGTTCGATTCCTCTGCCGGGCACTGGCGCGTAGGCGATATGAGAATCGGTCGCCGCAAGCCAGCCACAATGCCGTGGGCCTTTCGCACGGCGGTTTGGCTGCGCGCCTCACAAACCAAATAAAAGGGCCCGCCCCCGCTAGCACCAGGGACAGGCCGAAAGTGTTGAAAGGAACACTGCCATGAAGCATACACAGTCTACGGAGGCAACCATGATCGCCAGACGGAGAACTCTGACGCCGCGCGAGTTCGCCGACGAATTCGGCATAGATGTTCAACGCGTCTATCGCTGGTGCCAGGCGGGACGCCTTCGCACGATGCCGAAGACTCCTGGGAGTCGCCAGCACTGGCGCATCTTCAGCTGCGAAGTTGATCGCGTTATGACTGTTGGGTTCCCGAGCGATCCACGGGAGGCAGCATAAATGAGTAATCCAAACGTTAAGTTCAGCCGCTCAATGTGGCGCGACGCCTACGATTTGCTGGATCACGTCAACACCAGGAACAAACTGCAATGGGCAATGTCGCTGATTCTTGCCGCATCCTCTCTTGCAATGGTCATTATTACCGGGCACGACAATTTCAATTTTGTGCCAATCATTTGGACAATCACAACAATTTTTTGGTTGTGCACGGCGGTCTTTATTTCAAAGTCTGTCAAAAGCATTGAGCGTGTTCTCCAGATGAAAAAGAAGAACAGTGGTGTCTCTGCGACCAGGTATTGGCCGGAGGCATGACATGAAGCAGCTTCGTAGGGTTCGCTCACCGAAGAATCGGTGGGTGCTCGTGGTAGTCCCCGTGCCTCGAGGCGGCAGGAAACCGGCCACGATTGATTTCGAGGTGTCGTTCGGTGATGTGATGTCAGAGATGCCTCGTAGTCTGAGGTTTCCGGCAACGCTGCCTCGGCGGTTAGGCCGGCATGGGGATGGGCAACAGTTCATCACCAGAGGGGCTTTGGAAAACCTGGTCACTTTCAATAAGGATGACAAGCGCGTTATGCGCCAGCTTGAGGAGTTCATCGAGCACATCGCAAGTGAGGTGCAAGGTGAACCAGAAAGATAAGCCACGGTGCGCCCGCCGAATCTCAGACGGTCGCTGGCAGGTAGCAATGACAGGGATTCCGCCGGCCGTGATCTGTACCTCGCTGCAAGACGCTTTGGAGACCGCGGTGGGTATTAAGGAAGTCCCGCCCGGCGATTACGAGGTGTGCCGGCTTGATGCTCGGGGGCATGTTCTCGAGCTCATCGAACTGGGAATGTCAGTAGAACATATCGCTGAATCAGCTCAGGTGGGCTGTCAAGCAGTGGAAGCAATCATTTCCGGTAATACATCCGTCGCTATGGCTGACGTTAATGCGATGGCGCAGGTTGAGTTTGAGCTGTCAGATGTGGAAGCTACCGCGCTAGATCTCCTGCACTTCACGTCATTAGGGGCCACCCTTCGGGAAGCAATTGCATGGTGCCGGAAAAGGGATGGCCTGTCGGCGCAGAAAGCGTGGGCAGCAGTTCCCGTCGTCAAGCAGCGTATGGAGGGGCTGAAATCAGCATGATGCGCCGACGATGGCTGATTTTCCAGATGAAGGTCGAAGCCCACGTGTTGCGGATAGTCCACCGCGGCGAAAAGCACTAAGCAGCCGATAGCAGTCAAACATGAGGAGGAAAAATGCCACGCCAAAGGTCTTGTAGGCACTGCGGTTTCCCTATCCGGTGGGCATGCACACCATTGGGGCATCGACTTGCCCTTGATGCATCGTCTGACCCAGATGGGAACGTGCAGATCGTACATGGTGCTGCCGTGTTCCTCAGTGCGGAAGAAGCTCTGCGGCAGCGGTCTCAGGGGTATTTGCTGTTCCAGCGGCATGTGTGCGCCGGTGCTCATGGTAAACGGCGAGCGGGCATGCCTGAGCGGGAGAAACAGCGCATGCAACAGCGACGTGTTGCGCGTGAGCGCAAGCGGCTTAATGAGATGACGAAGAACTATAAAGCGACAGCTAGATGACATCAGATGAATCAGCTGCGCAGCGTTGGTGGGAGCAGCAGCAAACGCGGCGCCAAATTCAGATTTACCGATTCCTTGGCCCTCGTAAGCGCCCTACCCGCACTGAGATTCCAGGGCAATTAACCATTGATGGACAGGAGATTCCAAGAAATGACGACAGCAGATGATGTAGACGTCGTTGATGCGACGCCGAAAGCACAGCAGCGTCGGCACTTCCGGTTCGTGGCGCCAGCCGTAGAGTTCTCGAACGCGTTGAAGGCAGTCCACCCAATCGCAGTGCCAGGCGATACCGCGGCGCAGTTCGATTCGATTCGCATTGATGTTCGCGAGGATTCGACGGTCACTGTCGCTGCGGCCAACCCGATGATGATGGGCGCCGCGGAAGTTCCCGGTGTCGACGTGATCGCCTCCGGTTCGGTGGATGTCGCGCCTCGAGTCGCGAAGGAGTTAGCCGAAGTTGCGATTCAGAAGGTAACGAACTCTGGGCCGGTTGAGGTCGAGGTTGCCGCTTCGGCGGACTTCATCGAGATAGCGCTTGTTTACGGTTTGCCATTTGAACCGCACAAGACGCGGCGCCCGGTGCAGTCGCCGAGGCAGCCGCTTGAAGGAGTCGCGAAGCATGTCTCCGAGGTGCTGCAGGAAGTGCACGCGAAGGAGCGGAGTTCCGCCATGGTCTCGCAGTCCGGCGTCCTTACTCGTGCGACACCGGCGCAGGAAGTCGCGTTGCAGAAGGCAGCGCGGGCTATCGGCGCTGTGGTGACTCGCTTCCCTTCGACGGCCGAAGCGAAGTTTGTGGCCACGGCTCCGCAGCTCGCGGTCGTGTGGGTCTGTAATCCGGACGGGTCGGATTCTGCGGTCGTTGACGAGGAGAAGTTGGACGGCGTCGACGAGCAGCAGAACACCGGGTCGACTGTTGCGCGACGTGTTGTTGTCGCGCGGCCGTTGAGAGGACTGTCGTAGTCATGACGCTCCAGGTGAAGAAGACGGGAAGTAGCTTTTTGCCGTGGGTTGTTGAGGACGATACCGGTGGCATCGCGTGGTGTGGCTCGTGGGAAGACGCTGTTAGGACTGCGAACGAGTACGCCCGCGAGGTGGAGGTCCAGCTCGTGCGGCCGGACAAGCTGTTCATTGAGCATTGCTACTCATGGGGTGTTGGGCGTTACGACCGTGATATCGCACAGTTCGGCGATGTTGAGGCCTCTCGAGGTGCGTCCGCCTGTGGTAGCCCCCGGGTTCGCCTGGGGAACATTGAGTTCGCCTCTGTCGACGAGGCTCGTCAGACGGCAGCGCAGTTGCTGTCTGCGTGTCAGTGGGCGCAACGGCCGGCAGTAACGGGGAAGGTTTCTTGATGGGTGACAGCGGCGTAAGCAATAGCAAGGCCGTCAGGCAGTTCTGTGTAGTGGCGTCAACAGATGGCGGATACACATGGAATTCATTGCGCGTCGCTGGGGTGACATGGATGAGCGCAGAACAGGCACAGGACGTGCACCAGGCGTGCAGTCTGCGGGCCCGCACGTATGGCTTGCCTGCGCGGTACCGGGTGCTGTCCCGCACTGTTTCTACGAACACCATGTGGCCTTATCCGTCTGATGAAGGTGATGACCGAACCGGTTATCACGAGGAAAGCGAGGGGTAGTCATGGCGCTACCAGTGCCTTGTTGTAGAGATCCGTAAGCAATTGTGTTGGTTCATTTTGTTACCGCGCCGGTTTTTGATTTGGAGTTCGAAGAATGATTGGTACCGCTTCCCATATTTCTGCTGGGCAGCCCCGGTCCGGGAGTGATGCACCATGGCATGGGTAAGGGTCAGCGATACTTTCAACGAGGCCCCGGAGTGGATGCGAGCCTATGAGCTGGCAGCCAAACGTGGCGATGACCGTCTGGTCAGTGAACTCAAAGGCGCGGCGTCAGCGTTGTTTACGCATTCTGCGCAGCAGTGGACGGATTACAAAATCACCTATGGTGCAGCCGTCCGGCATATCGGCATTAGCCGGGTGGAGCCTGTACTTCAGGATCTGATCACTATCGGGATTATCACCGAGGTGGAGTCTGAAGGTGAGCGGCAATTCGTGCTCGTTGAGCGTGAATCGTTTGTTCATGTCATCCGCTCCGATGCGAAGTCGAAGGCAACGAAACGCCGCAACGATCAGAACCGTGCTGGGTTGCAGGTGCCGGTCATGCTCCGTGATGGAGACCAGTGCCGGTACTGCGGTGATGAAGTGGTCTGGGGCGATAAGAAGTCCGATCGTGGCCGTGAGTACGACCACCGTGACATCGATGCGCCGACGACCCCAGACAATTATGTGACGGCATGCCGTGGCTGTAATCAGCTGCGGCATGAATTAGGCGAACGCGCCGAGGAGGAACTTCCGCTCCTCGACCCACCAGAGTCTCCAATGTATGGCCCGGAGCTGCGCAAGAAACTCTCCCGCTGGGAGGGATTCGTTGCGCGCTGGTGCAAGAAGGAGGGACTCCCGAATCCGCTTATCGCGGACGAGGTTGAGGCCCAGGACAACCCGGCAGCCAGTCGGGCAGTGACCCCTTCTCAGGAAGAAAAAACGGTACGCGCTACGTCCCCGGCCGCGGGCCCAAGCCAGGAGCCCGGCAAGCCGCAGTTCCCCAATACTGATTCCCATGGCCAGGTTGAGTCTGAGGGTAGAGCCGCCAAAGGGAGTTCTCGGCAGCCAGCCGAGACTATTCAAGTCAATGTTGTCCAGTCGCTTCCGGCACTCCCCGCACACCATGCGGGCGGTGCGCCGCAGGGCCGTAAGGCATCGCACGTGCGCGATGCCGGTCCCGCCAAAGGAGCGGAGCCTTTCGCACGTCGCCGTCGCCGACGCCGCCGCAACTAGTTTTCGAGTACACGCCCCGCGATAGGAGGGGCGAAAAACAAACGAGCTTGCGGTGCGTCCAAGAGAGCCTACGCGCTTTTGACGACGCGGCCTTTGTCGTACCCAAAAACTTTCCCGTCGACGAAAAAACCGTTCGACAAGGGGAGTAGTTGTCGGGCTGGCACCGGGTCGGGACGGGTCGGGTCGGGACGGGTCGGGTCGGGAGGGCTTTTAAATATCCCTCCCCTCTCTTTCTTTCCACCCCCCCCTTACCTTTGTTGGTTCTCTAGTTCTTTTTGTTGTGGCTTGTTGATTGGAGCCTTATGCCACCGTTGTCGCCGGACCAGGTTGAGCAGCTTGGTCGTGCATTGTCCGCGATTGAATCTATGGCCCCCGCCCTCGCTGAGATGATGGTCCCCTCTCCGCCTGCCTCCGGGGTCAATGGGGGACGGCCCCCGAGTACCCGGGAGTCCCGCCCGCCACTACCGGTGTATCTGCTGGATGTGGAGCACGCGGCGGAGTTGTGCCTGTGGGACTGGGCGCAGGCGCTGGCCTACGAGGTGCAGTGCCGGCCGCCAACCAGCCGGCGCCTTGAGTACGTGGCTCGTTGGCTTCATGATCGTGTGCATGATGTCGCGGAGCGCTCGTGGGCTGATGGCGTGCTCGTTGAGGTTGAGCATCATCGGCGGGTGATAGGCGATAGAGTGAGTCCACCTGAGCCGGTAGCGCGGCGGGAGATTCCGCAGCAGGGTTCTGCGCGTCAGGTTGCCGACGCGCTTGCAGTGCTTGGTGTGCGTGTCAGTCACACGTCGTTGAGGAAGTGGGCGAAGCAAGGTGAGCTTTCAACGACGCTGAGCGATGAAGGCGTGGAACTCTTCGACATCGCAGACTGCATGCGCGCAGTCGCAGCACATCAGTGTGGCGACGACACGCGGTCGACAGGGTAGAACTTCGTGACCTGCGGTTTACAGTCCGTGTGCTAAGCTACGCTTGACTGAAGCGCATGCTCTTAAACCGTTGAATTGAAATGATGGTTTGAGAGCTTTTGCTTTATGTCAGCACATTCGCAATTGCCTTACACGAGTTCCGCTAATGGCAGCGATGGGTCACGGCAGGAAACCACAGAGTCCCACCTGGACAGCAACACCCCTCCAGTAACCCCTAGAGGCCAGCCGGTAGCCACCCCAGCCGCCACTCGCCCCCAGGAGGTACCAGACATGCCAGGGTGGAGGTCGAACTCCCGGGGTCCCAGATCCCGGGGCGTACCGAAAGCGTTAGCTGAGCAGGTCATGGTGCGCGATCACTTCGAATGTCAAGCGCGGCTGCGTGGCTGCGCACTTATTGCCAACGAAGTGGACCATGTGGTGCCGGTCTTCGAAGGTGGCAATGATGAGTTAGAAAACCTCCGGGCTATCTGCTCGTCGTGCCACAGGAAAAAGACCGCAGGGGAAGCCACCCGCGCCCGGCAGCGACGCCGCCAGCCCGTATGGGTAAAGCCTCACCCAGGTCTACTGTGAGGGGTGGGGGAGGGCCCTCGTCCCGAGGGACGGGCCAGGGCGGAGGGCATTGCCTTTAAATTTGTGTACGGGTTCCATTATTTGCGCTGGTCAGGTGGGAAAACGGGCTAGATTGAACGCTGGCGCGCTTTGCTGACCTGCGGGTTTAAAACTGGCGCAGCGCTAACTTCGATGCCTTATTTCGTGGTCTGTGCGACCGCCTTTGATTGGTGGACATAAGCCCAGGTCACAGCGGTGAAACGTAACGGTTTCTGGTAAAATCGAAGTATGAACAAAGGTTGCGAAGTCTGTGGTGCAACGCTTCCGTTGCAGGCGCCCGGCCGCATTCGGACGTACTGCTCGAATGCGTGTCGACAAAAGGCGTACCGTGCCCGCCAGCGCAACCGCTACCCGCAGGAAATGACCAACGCACGACGCTGGGTTGCCGCCGACGGCAAGCGCCCCATGCAGACCAACGGCAAGCCAGCATCGTCAACCAAGCCAGAAACATGGACGCAGTTCCGCGACGTCAAAAAGAAGCCGCACGGTTTCATGCTCGGCGGCGGATTCGCATGCATCGACCTGGACAACTGCTTCAGCAACGGGCAACTCCAACAATGGGCACGTCGGATTGTCGACGCTGCGCCGGGCGCATTCATTGAGCGCTCAGTCTCCGGCAAAGGACTCCACATCTTCGGGCTCCTACCGGAAAGCAAAGGTCGCAATTACGGACGAGTAGAGGTCTACTCCGCCGAACGGTTCATACGCACTACCGCCACCGTGTGGTCCGCAGGCGAACTGGTTGCATTAACGAAGACAGTCGCGGACATCGAGGACATGAATCAGACAGGAAAGCTTCCTAGACAAACAACAGGGAGGAGGTAGGCCATGCCGGGCCCAGTACCCAAACGGTCAGACCAGCGCCGACGCCGCAATAAACCGCAAGGCCCAACAACGCTGAAAGTGGCCGGTGCAGAAACGGTGAAGCCACCAGCGGAAGACCGCAGCTGGCACATCAGCGCCAAACGCTGGTACAGGAGCCTGAAGCATTCCGGCCAATCAGTGTTCTTCGAACCATCCGACTGGGCAGCAGCGCACCTATGCGCCACAATCCTGTCCGACGAGATGCAAAGACCAGAGCCAGTGCGCGCCGCAATCATCGCTCAAATCAACTCCATGATGGACTCCCTCCTAACAACAGAGGGAGCACGCCGCCGACTGCGCATCGAACTGCAACGCGCCGATGCGACCAAGAACATCGACGACAACACCCAAGCAGCAATCCTGCTGATGGAAAAATACAAAAACGACCTAACCGGATAAAGAAAAGGCGGTGATACCTACATGGTCGCCGCCGCCGACAGGATCATAACCCTCCCAGAAGGAATCCCCACCCGCACCCTCGGATGGAACGCCCTCGCATGGGCAGCCAAATACCTACGCCACCCCAACGGCATCCGCGCCGGGCAACGATGGCAATTCACCCGCGAGCAAGCCCGCTTCATCCTCTGGTTCTACGCCGTCGACAACGACGGCCGGTTCGTCTACTACCACGCAGCCCGTCGGCTGGCCAAGGGCTCCGGTAAGTCACCATTCGCAGCCGTCATGGCTCTTATTGAGCTGCTCGCGCCAGTCCGGCTGGACCATTTCGACGACAACGTTCTCGGCGGCTGTGTCGGCAAGCAGCAGCCCATGCCACTTGTGCAGATTGCGGCGGTCTCCCAGGACCAGACCGAAAACACTATGCGCATGGTTCGAGCCATGGTCGCAAAGCGCGCCGCACCCCAGCTCAACCGCGACTACCAAATCGATGCGGGAAAAACACAAATCAATGTCGAACCCGCAGGAAAACTGGAAGTCATCACGTCTTCGGCAGCGTCCGCTGAAGGTGCGGAAGCGACGTTCATCATCGGCGACGAGCTCGAACACTGGACCAACTCCAACGGCGGCAATGAGCTACACCGCACGCTGCTGGATAACCTCGCCAAGTCCGGCTCCCGCATGCTGGAGACCCTCAACGCCTGGAAACCAGGCACCGGCTCAGCCGGAGAAGAAACATTCGAAGCCTGGACGCTGCAGGAAGACGGTCGCACCAAATCCGACCGCAAAATCCTCTACGACGCACGCCAAGCCCCACCAGACACCGACCTCGCCGATGAAGCCAGCCTGCGCGCCGGGCTGGCTTTTGTGTATGAGGATTGCCCGTGGGCTGATCTGGACGCGATTGTGGCGCGTATCTGGCACCCGAAAGCGCGGCCTGATGATTCGAAGCGGAAGTATTTGAACTGGCCGACTGCGTCGCTGGATTCGTGGTGTGATCCGCAGGACTGGGCGCAGATGTCCAGGCCTGACCGTGAACTCGTTGACGGTGAGCAGGTTGTGCTGTTTTTTGACGGTTCTTTGTCGAATGACCACACCGCGCTGATTGGCTGCTGCATGGACGATGGGCATGTGTTCACCGCTGGCGTGTGGGCGCCACCGCCGGACGGCGTCGTTGACGTCGAGGCGGTGGAGGCTGGTGTGCAGCGGGTGTTTGACCGCTTCGAGGTGCTGGCGTTCTTCGCTGATGTCCGTGAGTGGGAGAGCTTCGTCAAGGTGGATTGGCCGGAGCGCTATGGCGACCAGCTGCGCTTGTGGGCAACACCTAGGGCGCGCAACCCAGAGCCGATTGCCTGGGACATGCGCAGCAAGGACTTTCCGTTCACGCAGGCATGTGAGCTTGCGGCTGCCGAAATTGTGCAGCATGCCTTCACCCACGACGGCAACCCGCTTCTGAGTGAGCATGTGCGCAACGCTCAGCGGCATCTTGGCCGTTATGGCGAGACGGTGCGGAAGGAGTCGCGCGCATCACAGAAGAAGATTGATGCGGCGGTCTGCATGATTGGCGCTCGCATGGTCTACCGCATGGTCAAATCCGACCCGTCACTTAAGGCAGAGCCGGTCGATGACACGGCATTTTTCTACTAGGAGGGCACGTTATGAATGAGTCTCAGGCACGTGACGCAATCCGTGCTCTTTTGCAGGACCACTCGGTGCAACGACATCATTTCGATGAGATTAACCGGGCGGTGCAGCCGTGGTCAGACACAGAGGCGGCGCGTCGTATGGATGTGGCGCAGGGGAAGAACTATCACCGGCACTTGCAGATCGCGAAGATGTCTCAGACCCCGTTTCTTGGGCTTGTGCTGGACACCTATGGTCAGTCGCTCAAGGTAGAGAACTATTTTTCGGAAGGCTCAGTGCAGGCCAGGTCTTGGCACCACTGGCAGACCAACCGAATGGATGCGCGCCAAACCGGTCTGCACCGTGCGGCGCTGCAGTATGGCACTGCGTATGCGTCGGTGCTGCCGTCGACGCTTAACGGGGCGCGTATCGGCGTGCATTCGCCTCGCCGGCTGGTTGCTCGCTATGGGGAGGAAATGACGTGGCCGGATTCCGGGGCGGCAACGCAGACGGAATTCCCGATAATTGCGATGGTTATCGACAACGGCCACCTGTGTCTCTATGACGAAGAGCGTGTTTACTTTTTCGGAGTTGAGAATGCCCCGGATGAGCCGGCGGCGTGGCGGCAGCGCTACTACCTGTCCCCAGAGAACTTGCCGTTCATCGAATATCGAGAACACAACGTTGGTGTGACGCCCATTGTCCGATATCAGGATCGCATGATGGCTGCCGGCGAAGAAACCAACGGCATTATCGAGCACCTGCTCGCGTTGTCGGCCCGCATTGACCGCACTAACTATGAGCAGGGAGTCGCGCAGTACTGGGCGGCGTTCAAGCAGCGTTATGTCACCGGTTGGGCTCCGAAGTCAGAGTATGAGGCAATGCGGCAGGCCATCAGTGACACGTGGACGTTTGCGAACAAGGACGTGAAGGTCGGCCAGTTCGATGAGACGGACCTGACGCAGTACATCAAGGCGCGTGAATCGAGTGTGCGCGACTTCGCTGCAGTCGCCCAGGTTCCCGCACAGTCACTTGGTGCGAATGCGATTTCCAATATTTCTGCTGACGGTTTGGCGGCGTTGGAGACCTCCAAGGATCGTAAGGCTTCTGAGATTCAAACCTCACTGGGTGAGTCGCATGAGCAGATGCTGCGCCTGTGTGCACACATCGCTGGCGATGAAGAAGAAGCCGGTGACTTCGCCTCTGAAGTCAAGTGGGCGGAAACGTCGGCTCGCTCGTTCGCCCAGACGGTTGATGGGCTCGGCAAACTCGCCACCATGCTTGGTGTACCACCAGACGAGCTGTGGTCGGATATCCCGGGCTGGACGCACGAGCGCGTCAAGCGCGCCAGGGAAGCACAAGCAGGCCGCGGAAGTGGCCTATTCGACGTCAATGAGCCGGACGGTGGTCAGGAACCGCAAACCGAACCATAACGGCATCACAACAATCGACATGCGGGGAGGTGAAGGTACATGCCAACGCAGGACGCGAAACTCCGTGATATCCAACGCCGACTACAGCGTGACGTTGCAGCGAAGATTGATGAGTTCGGTGTGCCCATGGATACCGACGCGGTCTATGACATCACCGTCGAGCTGCACCCCATCGTCGTGAAATACCGACAGGAGGCCTACCGCGCCTACGTCGAGCAAATGGGACTCGACATGGCACAGCTCGGTTTAGAAGTAGCCCCAGCACGAATCCAAGGCTACGGCCCCCACGCCACCTACGACGCACTGGCTAGAGCAGCAGGATTCGGCGAGAAACCATCAAACATCATCCTCGAGCTCGTTGACGATGAGACCAAGGAACTCATCAAGAAATCCGTACCAGCCTTTGCATTCCCTAATCACCCGCGAGTCATCGAGCAGATGAGCGCACGCCTGACCCGCACCCTCATGCGCCATACCCTCAACGCCGGCCGAAAAGCAGTCGCAGACACCGCACACCTCGGAAGAGTCCGCAACGCAACAACCAAACGCCCAATCGGACGCCGAATCGGCTACGCCCGAGTACTCACAGGACAAGAATCCTGCGCCTTCTGCGCCATGCTCGCCTCACGCGGCCCCGTCTACTCCGAAGACACCGCCACGCGCCGGGCCGATGGACGCCGGTATCGCGACGGTTGCGACTGTCGTGCGGTTCTTGTTATTGAGGGGCAGCCATGGGAAGGCGAACAGGAGTTTCATCGTTTGTAGGCAGCCTGGGGGAAGCTACATGGAAGGACGGAAAACCAGCTAATGATCAGTGGAATCGATGGAAAGAGTTCGTGTCCGCTGATGGGTTAACTGCAACAGGTGAAACTGGGGCGGC